TGTCACAATTTGATAACATAATTTTTAAAAATAAAAAATTCTCTGATGTTTTAGAGGAAATCTATAACAATCAAAAGAAAAAAGATCAACAGGTTTCTGCTTTAATCTCTGAATTAAAACCACTTATCTCTGATATTGGTGACGCAACATTAGTTGTTCCTTTAATTAAGGAATATATGGAGATAAGTGTTAAAAATGATGATTTATTAATTAAGATGGCAGCCCTAGCTCAACGAGCTATGAATACTCAAACTGCTGAAGGAGCTTTAACTATTTCTGATGAAGAAAAAGAGCAGTTAATAGCTGCTATGAACGAGTTAAAAGGAGATAAATAATGGCTTACGGGTTAAAAGCTAATACTAATAATATTATATCTAGTGTTAACACTATAGCTTCCCAGTCTCCTAATGGTCTTACTGCTTCCCCTGCTTCCTTTAAAGCGGGTAGAGTAAAAAGTATTATTTTAGATAATAATCATCCTAAATTTAAAAAATTTGGTGAATGGAATGCTTTAGGTGTAATTGAATATCAAGATATAACATTACCAGCTTCTAAAACAGCTTTTGCTAGACCTTATTTTAGTAATATAAAACAATTACCTGTCTTAGAAGAAATTATTTGGATTGTAACTTTACCTGATACTAGTTTAAATGGTACCCCTGATAAAGGAGGTATAACAACTAATACTTCAGATTATTATATTTGTCCTGCCTCATTATGGAATCATCCACACCATAATGCTTTTCCTTCAAATCCAGAAAAATTACCTCAATCTCAACAAAAAGATTATATTCAAACACAAGTAGGTAATGTTAGAAGAGTAACAGATCAATCTACAGAAATAGATTTAGGTAGTACTTTTATAGAACGTTCAAATATCCATCCATTATTACCTTTTGAAGGTGATATAATTTATGAAGGTAGATGGGGTAATAGTATACGATTTGGTTCTACTAATAAAAGAAAAATAGCAGGAATTATACCTGATGCTTTAAATAATTGGTCAAAAGGAAAAAGTACATCTGGAGATCCTATAATTATTTTTAGAAATGGTCAAGGTACTCAAACTGAAGAAGGATGGATACCTATTACTGAAGATATTAATAATGATGATGCTTCTATTTATTTAACTAGTACTCAAAAAATACCTTTAAAAACAGCTAGTTCAAATTATTTTAGTTACAAAAAAAACACCCCTGAACAACCAGACCAATACATTGGAAAACAAATTATAATCTCCTCAGGTCGATTAGTGTTTAATTCATCATTAGATCATATTTTATTAAGTTCTAATAAAACTATAAATTTAAATGCTGTTTTAGGAGTTAACATTGATACACCCATAGTAACTATTCAATCTCAAAATATATTTTTAGGTTCCAAAAATGCTAATGAACCTTTATTATTAGGTAATCAAACAGTAAACTTACTAAATCAATTAATAGAAAATATTCAAGCATTCTCTACTATTTGTTCCACTTTAGTTTCCACTCCTCCAGGTACTCCTTTAGCTCCTTTAAACACTGCTGCTTTACAATTAAATGGTGTGTTAGATTCTTTACAATCTAATTTAAATAACTTAAAATCTAAATATAACTACACAGTATAATGGCTACTCCTATTGAATTAGAACAACAAAGACAAGAAGAAGCAGCAGCCGCTGAAAAACAAACTTTATCGGCTAATCAAAAATCTGTGGAAACAAATCAAATTCAAAAGTCAACTCCTGAAGATCAAAAACCTAAAGGAGCTGCTAAGTTATCTTCAATTTTATTTACTTTAGGTTCTCAAATCCCTCAAATTATACAACCTTCTTTAGAAAATTTAATCAATAAATATATTCAAGATCCTAATGTATGCCCAGCTGGAGTAAATTTAACTGAATTAATTGATCAAAGAAACAATATTACTGATCAACTAAATAATATAGGTGTAAGAATAAATCAAACAGGAACAGCCATAACAGGTATATCTAATTTTTTAGGTGTTATTATTCCTATTCTAACAGCTGTAGATATAGCCGCTGTTGGTGTGTCTACTGCTTCTAAATTTTTACCTACTGTACCTGGAGCTGTACCTGCTGCTTTAAATGATATTCAAACATTTATTAGAAAAACAACATTTGACCAATATGGTAATTCTAAATTAGCTAAATTACAAGGAGTAATAAGTAGTTCAGCTTTATCTATTTCTATTGTTGGTTCATATGTTTTAACAGCTGTTAATACCTTATCATTAATTGATGCTTTTATTTTATCTTGTGATAAATTTTCTAATTTAATACCTACAACCCCAGAAATTAATAGTATAGCAGACTCACAAAGACAAGCTAACCAGACACAAAACCAAACAACTTATAAAGGATTTATAATTGAGATTGAAATAGTACCTTTTACTCCTACAGTTAACCGTAGAAGAGCAATTGGTAAAAATTCTCAAGGTATCAAATTGGTAGCTAGTGATTTATCATTTACAACAAATGATTTAACATTAATTAATGAGTTAAAACTAATAATTGATAACAATAATTTATTTGCAGAGATACCACCACCACAATCTGTAACCTCTATAACCTCTACAACTATTGAATTACCATCTACAACTTCTTCTACATCAACTACCCCTACAGGTGATCCTACTCCTTTAGGTTATTTAGGTAAATATGTTGGTGAAAAAGGATATGATGTTCGAGATAATGGTTCTGTTGAAGATGTATATGATTGGGATGGTAGTAAATGGATTTTTATAGAAACTAGAAACATTTAATATTTATAAACAATGAAACCATCAGATTTTAAAAAAATGATCAAAGAAGCAGTAAAGGAAGCTATTCAAGAAGAATTGAAAGATATTCTATTGGAAGCTGTTCGTGCTCCTAAGACAATTGTTACAGAGTCAATTAGAGATACTTATGCTCAACCTCATCTTTCAAAACCAAAACAACTAACACCTCAAGAAAGACAAGCAATGTTTGGAGGTATTTTAGAAGAAATGCAAGTTGGTGGAGCAGCTACTTCAGCTTATGCTGGTGAATTTAAACCTCAGTCTGTAGATCCTAATGGGGCTTTACCTGAAGGTAGTGTTGGATTAGATCAAATAATGAATTTATTAAATAAATAATGGCGTTTGGAGCTAAAAAAATATTTCCTGTAGACTTAAAACCTGGCACTGCTGTTGGGGTGGCTCTACCTTTTAATGCTCCTGCTGTTTTTCGTTCAACATACACTACTAAAGAAGCTATTAAGAATAACTTAATTAATTTCTTTTTGACTAACCAAACCGAAAGATATTTAAATCCTACTTTTGGAGCCAATTTAAGAGCTTTTATTTTTCAACAAATTGCTGTTGGAAATTTAGAAAGTTTAAAACAAAATATACAACAACAATTAAGTACTTATTTTCCTAATGTTAATGTAGCAAGTTTAAATATTGACTCTATTAATGACCTTAACCAAGTGAATATTGAATTAACATACAATGTAATTGACACTGGTATATCTGATAACATTAATATTACCTTTACATAATGGCTAATAAAAAAAACATACAATACATAAATAAAGATTTTACAGAATTAAGAGCTAGTCTTATTGACTATGCTAAAACTTATTTCCCAAACACATATACAGACTTTAGTCCTACCTCACCAGGTATGATGTTTATGGAAATGGCCGCTTATGTTGGTGATGTTTTATCTTTCTATATGGATAACCAAATCCAAGAAAACTTTTTACAATACGCTAGACAACCTAATAATTTGTATGAGTTAGCTTATATGTTTGGTTATAAGCCTAATGTAACTCAAGTAGCTACTACTATTGTTGATTTTTATCAACAAATACCAGCTACTGGACCTACATCAAGTCGAGTACCTGATTTTAGTTATTCCCTTTTTGTACCCGCGAATTCAAATGTGACCTCAACTTCTAATGCATCTATATCTTTTCTAATTGAAGATCCTGTAGACTTTTCAGTCTCAAGTTCAGGTGACCCAACTGAAATTACAGTCTATGAAGTTGATGGAAGTGGTACTCCTTTATATTTTCTTTTAAAGAAATCAAGAAAAGCAATATCTGCTAACATAAACACTGTACCTTTTAGTTTTGGTGCTCCAGTTCAATTTTCAACTGTAGACATTAATGATGATAAAATTATTGGTATTTTGGATATTATTGATACTGATGGAAATGAATGGTATGAAGTAGATTATTTAGGTCAAGAAATGATTTTTAATTCTATTAAAAATACAAATGTTAATGACCCTAATTTATCTCAATATGCTGGTGATACTCCTTATATTTTAAAATTAGAAAAAATCCAACGTAGATTTGCTACTCGTGTTATTAATACTGGATCTTTACAATTACAATTTGGAGCAGGTACAGCAGATGATACAGATGAGGAAATCACTCCAAATCCAAACAATGTAGGTATTGGTTTACCTTTTGAACAAGATAAATTAACAACTGCTTATTCACCTGAAAATTTCTTATTTACTAAAACATATGGTATAGCCCCTTCCCAGACAACTTTAAATGTTAGATATCTAACAGGCGGAGGAGTAGAAGCAAACGTACCGGCTAATGATTTAGCCACTTTAAACTCTACCATTACTTTCTTAAACACAGGTTTAGCAACTGACACTGCTAATTATGTATTTGCTAGTTTAGCAGTTACTAATCCAGCGGCCGCTGATGGAGGTGGTGATGGAGATACAATTGAAGAAATTAGACAAAACTCTTCAGCTAATTTTGCTACTCAATTACGTAACGTAACTCAAAATGATTATTTAGTAAGAGCACTTTCAATGCCTGCTAGATATGGAGTTGTTTCTAAAGCATATATTGAGCCTACTAAAGCACAATCTATTTCAGCTGGTGAGTCTCAATCAGTATTGGATTTATATATTTTATCATACAATGTAAATAACCAACTAACAACTACTTCTTTAGCTTTAAAACAGAATGTTATAACTTATCTTTCTCAATATAGAATGGTAAATGATTCTGTAACAATTAAAGATGCCTTTATTATTAATATTGGAGTAAATTTTGATATTATTGTTTTACCTAACTTTAATAGTAATGAAGTATTAACAAGATGTATCTTAGCTTTACAAGAATATTTTGCTATTGATAGATGGCAAATTAATCAACCTATTGTTTTAAGAGACATTTATATTCTTTTAGATAGAATTGAAGGTGTACAAACTGTTAAGACAATTAACATTACTAATTTAGTAGGAGAAAGTTTAGGGTATAGCAAATACGCTTATGATATAAACGGAGCCACAGCAGATAATGTGGTTTATCCCTCATTAGACCCGTCTATATTTGAAGTAAAATACCCTAACCAGGACATCCAAGGAAGAGTAGTACCTTTATAATAAAACGAAATGGCTGTATTAAAAATATTCCCCGAAAAAGACACAACATTATACTCTTTATTCCCTAATATGAATACAGGGTTAGATGAGATAGTTGAAGCTACTCTTACAACTTTTGCTTATTCTGATCCTAACCCCCAAACAAGTAGATTTTTAATTAAATTTGCTGATGAAGACATAACAGCTGCTTTTGACCCAATGCCTGATAATATCTATCAAAGCGGAAGTTGGAATGCTATATTACAATGTTGGGTTTCTACAGTCACAGGATTAAATATTACTACTTCAGTTGATTGTTTCCCTGCTGCCCAAGAATGGGGAATGGGTACAGGACGTTACTTAGATGATCCTATTTCAACAGATGGTGCTAGTTGGATCTGGGCTGACTACTCAGGTAGCAATCAATGGATTATTCCTCCAGTTGCTGGTGCTACATCATCATTTACATCTTCTGTTCCTTCAGGAGGAGGCACTTGGTATACAGGATCTCAATATACAGCGTCTGTAACTTTTAGTTATAGAACAGATAAAGATCTTAATTTAAATGTAACTAACACTCTTAGAGCTTGGACAACAGGTTCTGGGTCTGTACCTCTTACAAAATTACCTAACCATGGTTTCTTATTAAAACAAAGACAAGAATTTGTTAATAATAAAAACTATCAACCGGAATTAAAATATTATTCTGTTGATACTAATACTATTTACCCTCCAGCTTTACAAATTAGTTGGTTTGATTTTTCTTGGAATACAGGGTCATCAACTCAAACAATATTAAATACACTTCCTGCTACAATTAACTTAGCAGATAATCCTGGTGTTTTCTATAGCCAGAGTATAAACAGATTTAGAGTTACTGCTCGTCCTGAATACCCAATTCAGTTATGGCAAACATCTTCAGTATATACAAACAATTTCTATTTACCTTCAGGTTCATCAACTTGGGCTATTAAAGATTTAGAAACTAATGAATATATAGTTGATTTTGATAATAGCTATACTCAGATTAGTGCGGATGCTACTTCAAGTTATTTTGATGTTTATATGGATTTCTTACAACCTGAAAGATATTATAACATTTTAATTAAAACTACTTTAAATGGTTCAACAATAGTATTTAACAATCAATATT